AATGGAGGATGCGCTGTCCTCGTACCTACTGGAGGATCGTCCATATACACAACTGAATGTCCGTCTTCGTCGGTTCATAATCCTTTGCAAGTCGTTAGCCCCCGGACTCTCGTACCGCCTCCTGAGGAGGGAGGTTATGCAGGCGACACAGAAATTGATGATGGGAAACGTGGGTCGCCTGTGGATGCGTGATCGTGCATTCGAGAGAACCGTTCGCCTCTATGGCAAGAATGACCAACGCACAGATGCGTGGCTAAATACTCGTGGCAAGATGATTACCGCATCAGAAGTCTCCAAAGTGTGGCAGACACCTGCATCTCGCCTTGAACTTCTGGAGAAGAAGCTGGATCCACCTACGAGGTCGGATGGGTCGAATCCGATCCCTGCATTGATATGGGGAACGCGATTTGAGCCGATTGCAAAGAAGATCTACGAGGATACGACACAGTGTGAGATCATTGATGTTGGCTGTTGTCAGCATCCAGTTCATTCGTTCTTGGGTGCATCTCCAGACGGTCTGATTATTCCCAAGTATGCAGATGCTGATCCGCATCGATATGGGCGCCTGGTTGAGTTCAAGTGTCCAATGAGCCGTGCTCGCAAAGATGAGATCCCGAGTTATTACGTGCACCAAATGCAAATGCAAATGGAGTGCACGGGAATTGATGAGTGCGAGTATGTTGAGTTCCGGTTCAAGCAGGTGAATTTTACTCAGTGGGATGTAGCCACAGAGACCAAGGGCGTCTTTGCGGTAGATGAGAATGGAAAGGTTGATTATAAGCCAGATAAAGTCGATCTTCATGAATGGCAGTGTTCTCTCACAGAGGATCACCAATACATCTATTGGATCTTAACCGATATCAAGAAGGACTTTGTTCCTAAAGATCCAAACTGGCTTTCGGATCATCTTTCAGAACTGCGCGCATTTTGGGATGATGTTGAACGGCATCGCGCGGCCGGGACGCGGCCGGAAGCACCACCGCCGAAGGTTCCGACTCTTGACCTCTAAACCAATGACACACTCTCGTATACCAAGATCGGTGTCTTGATGCAAACTTCTTATTCCATTCATCGATTGTGAACTGACAGCCCATGCTCAGGTTGCAACGTGAGCAAATTGGAATAAGATTTTGGACGTCTGTTTTTCCACCTTTGGATTCTGGAATATTGTGCCCGCATTGAAAATCAAACACATTCATGGTATTCGTACACCACGAGACCTTGCATTTGTATTGAAACTTAGGACCTACATGAAGAAGCCATACCTGTTCGCGAAGAGCCCTTGGGATTTTTGCTTTCATTAGTTCTTCTCTCTACGGTTGCCTAAATCTTAGAACTCCATTGATTCACTTGCCAGGGCGTTGACATACCAGTCGCAGCTCCCACATCGTTGTTCTGAACAAAGTGATTGGTCCTTTGCGAATACGACGAGTCCTCAAGTGCCATTGCGCGCTTCTGCTGACTGTTATCAATCATCTTACCTTCAGGTGGTCCACCATAAAACTTTTCCATTCCAGGAAGAACCTTCATAACAAATGCAAGTGCCACGAGAGCGACTAAAAACCAGAGCCACTGCTTCATTGTTCATCTGCCCGAAAAAAACGAATGACATAACCAGTAAGGAAGACGAGATACAATGGAGGAAACTGCACTTTCTACACTTCGTATTATGCTGGGTCGTCGCAAGCTCGACACTGCTACCGAGCGAGTTACAACGGACGCCAAGAAGATGGAGAAGGTGACGCTATACACGATCGGAACAATACTTGTCTGCTTTAGCCAGAAGGATAAGGTCCTTGCAGGCGATATCGCAAATATCCTTGCATTTGCAGAGGAGAACGGGCATACAACCGGGGTTATTATCGTAGCCATGTCGCCTCCTTCCGAGAATGTCCTGCGACTTGCAAAGTCTCATGCTAAGAAGAGGCTTACCTTCTTCCATATTTGGCAACTTCAGTTCGACATCACGACTCACCGGATGGCCATGCCTCATCGTATTCTGTCCGAAGAGGAGAAGACAAAGGTCTTTGAGTTGTATAAGATTTCATCGCCAGAGCCATTGCCCGCAATTGATTCGCAGGACACGATGGTGAAGTGGATCGGGGCGATCCCAGGTGATATCATTGAAGTGACTCGCCACTCGGATACCGCTGGACGGAGTTTATATTATCGGCACTGCGTTGAAGATGTAAATGCTGCAGAGTAGTATAAATGGATGTCCTAGAACGGAACTACGTATTAAAGCGTAAAGAATACGATGCGCTGATTGCATCAAACAATCCAAATATAGATCAAATCAAAAAGCTAAACAAGGAGTTATCGGCGCTCCTCGACTCAATGTTAGTCGAACTTGCAAAGGTTAAGGAAGACGCTGGGCATATTGAACGGCATCGCGATGATCTTGTTAGAAAGCTTGTAAGTGTCCAAAAAGATTATAATAACCTACTCGATGAGCGCGACCAGGTTGCTACTCTTAGGGCATTACGCGGACATCAAGAAGTAAAGTTTAACGGTGTATTTTTCTGGTATGCGGTGGCTCTTGCAATTGTCTCCGTGATCTTCTTTTTTGTTCTTATGTGGAAAGGGGGTTACAAGGCTCCTACGATCCCAACAATAACGAGCATTCCGATAACAATGGCTCCCTTTACATACAGGTAACTCTCGTTTATCGGCTGAACCTGGGGCGCCGCATTGATGCGCTTTGAAACTTCAAACTCATTTTGAAGGGCAGGTCCTATTTTCTGAATATTCTGAGATTTCTTTTGAAGTTCATCAATTCTTGGGTTGACATCCGAATACCGGTCCAAGAAGGTTTGAATGTACGCTCCATCATCGGCAAGCCGTCTCTGTGAGGATTCGAGTTTTTTATTAATCATTGAAAGTGCAGATTCATATGCGGTTTTGTGGGCTATATTGCCCGAAACCCGATAAGCAGAGTAGTTATCTTTGTAGATTCGCAATAGGTTTGAGAACTCGTCCATTATCTTCTCGTCCCTAAAACAAAATGCCTACTTCTCCCTATGGTCAGGTAAACCCCCCTGTGCGCCGTGCAATGGTTGGCGATGCATCCGAACACACTCGTTTTATCCGCATGGCATCTACACTCGCCCCTTATCGCACTCAGAACCAGGCTGCAAGTCCTACCCTTCTTGGGTGGAGGGATATGCAGGCTTCGCGTGATGCGAGAGTTATTATGCCAATCCTCGGGGCATTCAAGTCTTATATTCCCAACCGTTAAACAATGGGAGCAGGTCCGTCATCGTGTCCACCAGATTTTGACCAAGGATTTATGACATGTAGAATGAAGTGCCCGGCTGGTTTTAAATATGCGCAAGAGCAGGGTCCCCCTCTTGTTGATAAATGTGTTCTGTTTACCGATAACTCAAAGAGTTTTCGACTGAATCAACTCCCCATGCCCGGTCCAGACAGGATGGAACCACCAATGTATGTAGAAGAGCGCAAACGTGTATCTGAAGCACTGAAAAATATTTCATCCACTGCCCCCTTCCAGGAAAATGCAGCAATGACAACCCGAGAATATGAACGAATTAAATCTGAATATGCAGGATTCAGTGCAGTCTCGGACGCGGGTAAGAAAATCAAACAAGCATCAGACCGAATGAGGGTTCCTCGTCCTCCTGTTCAGCCCAATCCGATCAAACAAGAGCGTGAGAAGATACTGAAACAACCCAGTATGGCTGTAATCCAAACCGCCCTCTTCACGATCCTTCTTGCATTGATTGCATTTCTTCTTGTTCCAGGACAGTATGCTTCAGGACTTGCGTTTCTCATTCTCTGTGTAGGAACGTCAACTGGAATCTATCTAAGCACTAGATAATGGGAAACTGTCCTTCTGAGTTTATGGTGTCCCCAGTCGGGTTTGGAGGATGTGTCATCCCATGCCCAGCTCAGAAAAACTATGAGCTACGAATCGGAGACAAGGGTGTTCTATCCTGTGTCTATTCGGGTGATACAAGTATTAGCGTTCCTGTTCTTCCCGTCCCAGCTATTCAGAAACCGGGTCCGCCGTTTAGTTATAAAGAACTGCCAAACGCAAGCATATATCAAAGAGAGATTGATCGGTTTAATGCTGAATTTGCAGTGGCTGATGCAAATGTAAACAAAGCAGTAAAAATCAAGACAGCATATGAAAAGCTTCAACAGGCAGAGAATGCACGCGATCAATCACCTGATGCATATCAGCAGGCGCGTGTTAGTTATTACACGTTAATCAAGGGAGACAAGTGGGTTGAAGAAGAAAAGCAACGTATTGCAAATGTTGAAGCTCAGCCTATTGTGAATACCCTCCTTGCAAAGCGCAATGACCTGGATAGTCAAATCGGACAGCAACAATCGACCATTGATATTGTGAACGGCGTTAAGGACAAGGTATTGTCTGTTGAAGATGATCTACAATATTCAGTCTCTGCATTTGAGAAGCAAATTGAAAACGTCCGGAATCAGATACGCATGGACAAGAAGAAGCAAATTATAACGGCACAACAGGCTGGATCGTGGGTGAATTCACTTCTAAATTGGCTGATTACACTTACAACACTTATCGCGATTGTCTTTATTGTTCGATACATCATCCGCCGGCGATCTGCGTTTAGCGTACCTGGTTCTCCCCCGCTACAAAGGTAATGGAGGTTTCCGACCCGCGCACTGTCGCTGATTTTCAAAAAACAACTTTCTGTGGTCATCCAAGGTCACACGTCGTGAAGGTTCTCCTTCAGAACGTGCAACTCGGTCATGCAGATTACGCATGCTACTGGGCACTTGAGCTCTTATGTTCAGGACTCGTCCATAGTTTGTGGGCTACGCTTTTTGACGCAGCCGCACTTCATATCAACCGAGCAAATCCCAATGTATTCGTCTATCTTGCATCGGCTTATGAGCGATATGCTCCTATCGAACAGGTCTTTACTGTTGGGACCATGACATCTATTCGCAATAATCCGGATGTTCGGCAGATCATTTGCGAGGTGGCAGCCACTCTCGCGACGTGTCGCAAAAATAAATTGCCATCTCTTCCAACAATCAAGCCCCTGCATGATTTTGACCCACAGACCATTCAAGAACATCTCAAGGCTCCCTCTAGGCTGTTTGGTCAAATCGCGATCCGTCCTGCCGACCCTTTACCGGTTGCAGTCCCGCTCAATGAATTTGCTTACTCCCTACGATCAGATGTCCGCGATGTCACCCGGGCTTTGTATTGGATGTCATGGGTCTTTGCCTACTGTCGAGAGCATAAGAAACAAACCAAACAGCCTCTCATCTTTGCAAACCGATTTGATGAATTCGTTTCAGAACCCCACGGAGCTCATCCAGTCTGGATCTTTTGGGATGCGGTCAGGAAGCAGACTCAGGCACACGCGCGACCGGTCATTGACATCCTCTACAAGATGTACTGTTTGCGGTGGAGTCCTGTGGAAGCCAAACCAAAGCAGCACCTACTGATTGCAGCCATTGTGATCGTCTGTGAAGGCACTACGTTTGATTCTACACCTGTATCTGGAAACACAATTGCAGTTTCAAATGTTCTTCAAGGAATGCCCGGATGGATTGATGCAATTGTTAGAATGCAGAAGAGCTTCGCTTAATAGAAAAAACCAGAGCCATATTTCATTAACATGTATTGTTGATGTTTGTCTCCTGTTTTTATGATCTCAAGTGACCAGTTCATGATATGAAACCATTTATTTTGATGTAGATTATGAAATCTAAACACTCTATTCTCCATGTCTAAAATGGATCCAATCCTCTCTAAGTAGAGAACAACACTCGTTACAATGGCAAACTTCAATCCCGAAATCTCTGCTTCTAAGGTCGCTGCACTCATCGGACTCAATCCCTACCAACAGCCAAATGAGGTGATGTATGATCTCCTCTCAAAGCATCTTCCAACCAAGATTCGCATTGCAAAGATTGAGTCTGATGAGAATCGCAAGGCACTCTCCAAGGTGAAGAATGATATTCTCTATACACAGGCGGTCAAGGATCTTGTTGCGAATGGGATCCAGGCATGTGTAGGCAAGACAGATATTACAGACGTCCTTGGAGAAGTGGAAAAGAAGGCGAACATGATCATTGATCTTCGGCACTCTGAGTTGCCGATTGAGGTTCGTGATCTTGTTGCTAAGGAGGTTCGGGGCGCTGTTCAAAAGAGGCGAGGACTTAACAATGAGAACGGCATCCTCAACACCTATGAGGCAGAGAACAAGGTTGAGGTTAAGGATCGGAACACAGTGACATTTAAGAAGATGTATGATGGATGGCGGCTGATTGGTCGCACAGATGGATATGTAGCAGAGCACGAACGCATTGTTGATTCCAAGGCACGCACTCGCTGGTGGCCTCAGGTACCACTATACGACGAGATCCAGATGCGTGTCTATATGGAGTTGTCTGGGGCAAAGGAGGCTGAGCTGTTCGAGGCATTTCCGGACCACCGCACTCGCACGACCAAGTATCTGAATGACCCTGCAAAGTGGAATACGATTCACACTCAGCTGACGGAGGTGGTTAAGTGTATGCAGTCTGCCACGGTCAGCGACGATGCCCTTCTCCCAATCATTTTCGCAAACACGGTTGTTCTTAAGTAATGAAGCTCTCTATCACAAACAAGGTTCCAGAGCCTTATGCAAAACAAAAAGGAACTACATACGAAACCAGGTATCTCTATACCGGGTTTGGAAGGTACAATGAGTTTGAGAAAACACTTGAGGTGATTCAGGTTGAACCTGATGAATCCTTCTCTTTTTTTAGTCGACCGCATGTAGTTGAAGTTCTTTCACGGGTGTATCACAGTGAAGCTGTTACGCTGACACTCTATTCTGCATCGCCTCGGATATGGAAGGAGACGGTTGGAGAGGATACGTGGTTCTTTCAGGAGATCGTGCAAGCCGGTGCGCATCCCAGTTTCTGAGCCTGCTCCGTCACTGCCTGCTTGACCTCGGCTGCAGAGATGACACCATCTCCGTCCTTATCCACCTTGCTCAGGGGTGACTTCTTGAGCTCATCCAGAAGCTCCTTGATGGCAGCCTTCAGTACATCCTTGACAATCTTCTCAACATCAGCCTTCATTGCCTCGGGCACGACGGTGGCAACGACCTCGGTTACCTTGGTCTCAACGGCTTCGATCTTAACCTCTTCAGTCTTCACTTCGGGGACGGTAGTGGTGTCGGACATTGCGGTTTGTTGTATGCTTAGAAAAGGTCTTGAATATGTAAATGGACGTCTGGAACATCCTCTCCGTTGGAGCCTCTACCGTAGTTATTCTTGCACTCATTCACGTTGCCGTTTTCCATGTTGTGAAGACACTCTACCCACCTCCACGTGCTCCTCCTCCGTCTCCCGCTCCGGTGCCGATGCCTATGCCTCTTCCTATGGAAGTGCCTCCTCAGGCTCCTGAAATTCCTCTAGTGACCACGAAGCTTCCGCCACCCGTCGACACGCGTGACCCCGGTCCAGCGCGTCCTTCAGCACCGACTTTCAGCGAGCCACCCCAAGAGATTAAGACGCAATCCGCTAATGTTCCAACGTATGAAAGTCTCTTATCGGCTGTCTCCGCTGGTAAAGAAGGGCAACCCAATCTCGGACCCATGTCAGGTGCCTCAAATTAGCGGAACTCCGGGATGGATTTTTTTGACTCACGATAAAGAAGGAAATGCCCACGCATGTTTCACTGATGCGAAAGGAGACCGGACTGAGCGACTGGCTCTGGTCATGGATGAGAGACTCTGTTGTGATACCATTTTTAGAGTCGTTCGACTGGCGCCCAAGAGTTATGTGGTATATGATGTCGTGGTCTTGAATGGAACCCGTGTTCATGACACATTGAGTTTTTCACAGCGTCAGGAAAAAATTGCTAATCTACTTGATTTGTTTCACCAACCTGATTTGGTAGCACTGAGTACCATTGACGATGCACCTATTGGATGTCATATCCGTGGATACGAGCAATATGATGGCATACCAGGGAGTATCGGGGTCTTCGTAGAACATCTTCCTGATACAGAGTAAATGTCTACTTGCGGAGCTTCTCCTTTTGGTGGTCGTCGTCGCCGTTCGCGTAAGTTGCGCGGCGGCAATGGATATGGTGTTGGACAGCCAATCTCAGTTGGCTCTCTTGAATATGTGCCTAACATGACCTCCGTGCCGGATGGTGCTGCATACAAGCCCATGGGTGGTCGTCGGCGCAAGTCCCGTAAGGGAAAGAAGAGTCGTCGCTCACGCCGCCGCACAATGCGTGGTGGCGGTTCGGTTGCGAATGTTGGATATGGATTTACAGGTGATGGAGCGCGTGGACTTGCAAACCAGACCGGCTATCCGTCCAACCTGCCCCCGAGTGGTGAATTTGCGATCCCTACGGGAACTCGCTAAGCCCGATACTCTTGATAACTTGCATACCTAGAATCAACCGACTTAACACCATTTTGAGTTCCTCCGTCTGTATCAGAACTACCGTCTTCTGTTGCCACGATCTGGGGCATGACAGCATAACTGTTAAACTCACTTGATTTCTGAATTACGCGAACATAATAGTTATCGATTGCCATTGGCATTTCAGCTCCATATACATTGACCATGTGTTTCATCATTATCTCATTGACTGCATATGAAAGACATAACCATAAGTTACTTGCCTTTGCAACTCCATCTGAAATCACATGAGGATCCATTAAACTATACCTCCAATACGACATGCATTCTGAGAGAGGGATGTATCCAAAATACAAAAGATCCCAGTTGGATGGGACATTCTTCATGAAAGTGCGGGTATTTTCATCACTCTTGATGTGAATCCTAGCATCATCTTCAAGCACAAGAATCTTTTTCTGACCCCGTGCAAGAGCAAGTGCGTAGACTGAGCAATGAGCTAGTGCACATGCAATATGATAGTGGTTTTGAATATCGACTCCATCATGTTTATTCTTAAGTTCCCAATAGCGCTTCATAAATACAGCAGGAAGTCCATTGACAAACTCTACGTTAATTCCAGCTTCATCAAATCGGCGCTGCATCGTTAAGCGACGCTCGGGCCGAGTGGGTAGGTTAATACAGTAGACGCCGTCAAACAGTTCGTTCCACGCGTGCATTACTTGGTGGATACATTTGTGCGCTGAACGGCATCCGCAAATACATAGGGCATATACAGTGGATTATTCGTTGTAATAAAAGGTCCACCAACGGACTGGCAATGGACAAACATAGACTGAACTTGGAACCGAAGATCAACATATTCAGTATAATCTCTCCAGACCTGATATGTTTTTAATAATGTTGTTGCAATCATCATTGGATCGGCAACATGAAGAAAAACTAAAAATAATGTTATGATCGGCATTAGGATCATGTCGCTTATAAGGGTTACTGTGTCTGCCCAAGACTCAGGGGTGCATGTTTTACGGAGTTGAATATACCTTTCGGCTACTTTGAATGGCTCACTTGGTGTTTGCATCAAGAGCCTTGATACTTACTCCCTGCATCGGAAACTTTACCTCCTCAAGCGTCCGAGCATCAATATACACAATCTCCGTATCGTGGTGAACCTGAATGAGATGCAGGATAAGATCGATTGCGATTAGATTGCCTACAGCCATATACTTCTGCATGGCAGCAGTGAGATCCACCTCGGTGTTCTTATCTCCAATCCAGATCCAGGGGACGTATGGCTCCTTTGCAAATGGATTAAACCGATTGCGCACAATCTCGTCACCCTCGTAGAAGAGATTGCACCTCTTCACACCGTCCTTCTCCCACTCCTCAATCAAGATTGAATCCTCGGGCACGCGCTTCAAATCAACGATCTCATCTTGAGCATAGTCATCTGAGAGAATGTAGTATGAAACATTATTGTTCTTCGGAGCTGGAAAGACCCAATCAATGAACTTGCAGATTCCGTTGTAGATACGAACTGCACAGAAGATACTCATTTTTACTGTATCTCATTTGAATCTGCCGGGATCAATTCCATTTTGTCCTTCTTGGACACAAATCCCTCCTTCTTTACCTGTCCAAGCACAATTGTGTCAAACTCTGTTCCCATTGCAATTGCAGTTGCAAGGGATGTGATGATGAATGGAGCTGCAACCAGGAACCATGAGACAACTCCAAGACCGACACCGCAGAACATGTCAAGAACGACAACAACTGCAATACCTAGCAGGAGCTTGATAACAAACGTAGCCCAGAGTCCAAGAGAGGCATCAAAACCTAGTTGAATGGCAAGAAAGATGGCATACAACAGGGCAGGGGGGCATAAATCTTCAATAAAACGCATCTTCAGGTATTACAACTAAACAAGAAAAAGATGGATGACATCACGATGGTTCAAAAGATGACTGGTTGCACGCGAGAGGAAGCTGAGAAGATGCTTATTACACACGAAACAGTCCTAGATGCAATCGAGGCACTGATACCTTCAAATCCAGTTATTTCAGGTGCTAAGTATATTCCTCCTAAGCCAAAGGTACATCATGGAATGGATGAAGAACAAGCTGCATTATGTGCTCGGGGTCGATGGCTTCAAGATAAAGTTAACGCCGTATTCTCAGTCGCCCATTCGAAAACCCTAGAGCAGCCCCCTCCGGAATCTGCGCCGCAGACATCTCACGCAGTGGTTGATCTAGAGACGGCACCTGAGACGACCGCTGCGAAACCCGAATCTGAACGGGGTGCTCACGTGTAAAGGACTCAACTACATCGGCGATTCGAGCTGGCTCAGAGAAAAGATCCATATTTCTGATATGAAGTTTAGAGTCTTCTGACTTTGTGGAATATGCGGTTTCATCATCCAACGATTTGATAGCATCGACCCATTCATTAATTGCATCACGCGTGCAGTCAATTCCGACAGGGGAGATCCATGCATGGAGTCCTTCTGAGCTACCACCGGTTGTCTTTGGTTTCGGATCGGGCTTGGAATATAGAACTGGAATACCATTGTACATCGCTTCAACTCCAATACGTCCAAAACTCTCATAGTAACTCGGCATCAACAGAATCCGAGTTTGTTTGAGAATCAACCGAACATCGTCTTCAAACGGAACCCACTTAATATTATTATGAACGGGTCTGGGTGGAGGGGTATGTTGGTCTGCATATCCCCCATAATAGGCGGTAACCGCTAGAAACTTCCTCTCCGGCATTGCATCTGCAATTGCTACAAATTGAATAACACCCTTGTTTTGATTTGCATTCACAAGTGTTATATACTCGCCTTGAAATGGTTCAGTGATCGCAATCTTGCTTTCGTGAAGAATAGGACGAACTGTGGCTGTCTTATCAATGTTTGGTGGCCACGGGACAATGTTTTGACGATAGTTTATTTCCATAATTGGATTGACAAACATCAGCATTTCCGACCATCGAATATTTCGTCCGGGATTATTTCGGGTGATCGCTTGATAGTTTCCATCAAAATGACATGTTGCAACAATTGGGCGGTTGTATCCACGTGCGTTAATCCTACGAACTTCGGGCAGGGCAGGTGCGTGGGGACATATCCATACTTGACTTGAATCTAGATATGTGCTACTTGCAGTGTAGTGCATAAATCGAAACCCACGGTACACACCTCCATTTACACCTTCTTTTGGAACCTCAAGAGCCATAAAGATTACTTCATGCCCACGCTTTTGAAGTTCAATTCCAAGATCAATATCGTGGAGAAAAGCCCCGCATAAATCGGGCATACGACCCGCAAAAAAGAGAACCTTCATTATTAGGATACATCAACACGTTTTGTCTGAACTAACCGTGTGGCATCCCCGCCGCGGGTCCAGTCATAGATCCAGTTATTCGGATTGGAATACTCAGACTGCTTGATGTCAATTAGAGGCTGGTAAAAGTTCGGGATCGCCTGGTCCATGATTGAGCTTGCCTCCTTCCGGTTGCGGATAGATGCAGAGTGAATGAGATTCGACTCGTCATTGACGGCAGATGGATCTCCACCTCCAAGATCGGGCGTTGTAGAGAAAGGACGTGCCCAAAGTTCATGCTTGCCCTTCTGACGCCAAGCCCCAGGGATACCCCACTTCAGCTCGGTGTTTTTGTCCACGGCGCATCCACCACCCGGCTGACCGAAGCCACCGCTGGCAATAAAGCCAGGCTGATCAGCCATTGCCGATGCAGGGTTAAAGCTATCAGAGCACGCCGACTCCATTCCCGTTGTCTGACGGGTGAGCGTGTCTGTATTTCCAACCTGCTTCGCTGCAATATCATACTGGTCGGAGCGGATACGTGTAGGAGCGTTATACCATTCAACTGGATTCGTTGAGAACATCTCTTACCTTGACATACAGAAAAAATGGACTTGGAACCTCCTAGGTATAAGATAAGTAGCCTGAAATGATTCTTCAACCTATTGACTGGCATGAACATGACGTGAATGGGTCCTACGTAATTGACGTCTTCGGACGATGTGAAGATAAAACAGTTGTGTGTATCCGTCTGACTGGCTTCAAGCCATATTTCTACGCATCTGAGAAGCCAGATACGAGCTTGATTTACGAAGCCTCCAATAAGAAGTGGATTCAGAAGTTTGGACCCAAGAAGGGTCAAGAGGAGTATGCCTTCAAGCTGAGCAAGAACTTTAGCGAGAACATCCCCCCTGTTATCCGACAGATCAAGAAGTATGATACGATGGGTGGATTTAACGACATAAAGCATGCAAATGTGTGGATGGTGGAGTGTGAGACCCTGGCAACGTTCAAGGCTGCCAAGCAGGTGGTAAAGGGTGTTCAATATGAAAGCAATCTACCTCCGTTCCTGCGCTTCTTTCATGAGAAGCATCTAGGTCCGGCGTCGCCTCTAAAGTTTGCTAAGGCAACTGAGATGGACATTCCCACTGATAGCGAGGGAGAGGACACGTACTTTGTAGATGCCTTCTACACGTCCAACTACAAGGATGTGGAGGCGTGCGATGCAAACATTCCACTCCTCGTGGCATCTTACGATTTGGAGATGTGCCCCGCAGGCGACTCGAACCAGTTTCCGGTTGCATCCAAGGATCCAATCATTCAGATCGGTGTCTCGTATCGGAGGTCAACGGATATGATCACCCCAACGGCACGAACGGTCTTTGTTCTTGGCGAGTGCGCTGACTCGGGGGACGAAACGGTCGAGTTCGTATCCTGCGATACAGAGGAGGAGATGCTCCTTCAGTTCGCAGAAGAGATTCGGATCCGTAATCCTGATATCCTGTGTGGCTATAACATCTTTGGTTTTGATGATGCCTATATTGAGGGGCGCTTAAAGGCTCTTGGACTAGAGGATCAATTCGAACTAGCTCGCAAGAAGACAGACCAGTGGGGCGATAAGAAGTTTGAGACAAAGAAGACCGAGTTGGCAGCAGGGAAGTTTGATCTTCGCTACATGACGATCCGTGGTCGACTTGGGATTGATCTGCTTCTGAACATGCGCCGGGAGCACAACCTGGACAATTTTAAGCTGGATAACGTGGCCTTCACATTCCTCCGCGACAAGGTCGTCAAGTATTCCGATAACCACATCACAACCAAGAGCACACGCGGTCTTCGCAATGGAAACTACGTGCGATTTGAGCTAGTCGGCAACACGAACGATCCTGTATACGACGGTGAGAAGTTTGAGGTCTATGATGTGGAGAAGGGTGGATTCAAGATCAAGTGCGATGAAATTCTGTTCACGGACTTTACAGCCGAAGAGATGAAGCACATGGAATGGTCCTTCTCTAAGGATGATGTGTCTCCACAAGAGATGTTTGAGCTCCATCGGCATGGTGGTCCTGAGGGGCGCGCCCGCGTAGCTCGCTACTGTATTCAGGATTGCGACCTGGTGGCAACGCTGATGGGCAAGCTCGATACGATCGTCAATGCGCGCGGAATGGCAGATGTATGCAAGGTCCCTATGCAATTTGTCTTGACTCGCGGACAGGGCATTAAGATCTTCTCAGCAGTTGTGTATTACGCGTCTCAGCGGGATCAGATCATCCGGACACAGGAGTCCATTCCTGGAGACGGAATTGCCTACGAGGGTGCGATCGTGCTTCCGCCGAAGATCGGCATGTATCTTGACCAGCCCGTATCGGTTCTAGATTTTAACTCGCTTTACCCGACGAACATGATCGCCTACAATCTGTCGCCCGACACGATCGTGTACACCAAGGAGTACACGAGTGAGGGGTTTCTAGTGTATCCGCCTAAGGAGAAGATGGTAGAGATCAAGGCATGGATCGCTGATCTGGAGGAGAAGGGTTATGTCTTTGAGGAGATTGACTACGACAACAAGGAGACTGGAGGTAAGACGGTATGTGTGTTCGTTCAGCCAAATGACAATCCAATGACGGTGGGTGTTCTGCCCAAGACTCTTGAAATCATGTTGAAGAAGCGAAAAGAGTTCAAACAGAAGATGGAGGATTTACAATATGACGAAGCTCAGCGATCTGTGTTTAATGGTGCTCAGCTTGCTTACAAGGTGGTCGCAAACTCCATATATGGACAGGCAGGGGCTCGGACCTCTCCCATCCGCAACATGTTCGTCGCCGCCTGCACGACCGCCGCTGGGCGCCGAGCTCTCCAGTTCGCCCGAAGGGTCGCCGAAAGCGAGTTCGGTGGCGATGTTGTCTACGGTGACACAGACTCCATCTTCGTCAAGTTCCCCACAAAGGACGTTGCCGAGTCAATACGAATGGGAGTGGAATGCGGAGTCAGCATCTCAAGGCAGATGCGAAAGCCCTACAAGATCGCCTACGAGAAGACCTTCTATCCCTTCATCCTCTTCTGTCGCAAACGCTACGTTGGCATGAAGTACGAAGAGGACCCAAACCCTGCAAAGGCAAAGCGGATGTCCATGGGTGTTGTTCTGAAGCGTCGAGACAATGCGCCGATTGTGAAAGATGTGTTCGGTGGCGCTCTGGATGTCCTCCTGTTGGAGCGAGACATCAAGAAGGCACAGCAGTTCGTGAAGGATATGCTCATCAAGATCCTTGAGAACAAGTTGCCTCTTGAGAAGTTCATTCTAAGCAAGTCGTTGCGCGATGACTATGCTGCAATGGAAGAGGATTACAAGGGCAAGGCGACCCTACCGGCTCATCGTGTCTTGGCAAACCGCATGGAAGCTCGTGATCCCGGAACAGCCCCGAAGGTGGGTGACCGTGTACAGTTCGTGTATGTCGCCGAGAACAAGAATAAGGCTAAACAGGGTGATCGGATTGAGCACGTAGACTTTGTGCGGGCAAACAAGCTAAAGCCTGATGTGAATTTCTATATCACAAACCAGATCCAGAATCCAGTGGCTCAGCTCTTTGCGCTCTGCATTGATCAGTTGGAGGGCTACAAGGCTCCTACTAAGGAATCCTACAAGGCAATGTATGAGCGGTTTATGGAGAAGCTCAAGGACGAGGAGGAAGCAACACTTGCAACCCTCAAGAAGAAGGAGGATCAACTAGATGGAATGATGTTCCTCGGATCGCCTGTTCTGAACAAGATGGTGAAGGCTGCGGTGCGTGGACCGATGGATATGTTCGTCCGAAAGTAAGAGGCTTACGTATTCACGTCGTAAAGAACTCAATGAGTGAAATAGACGTCCTAGATGTCCTGAATTCAATGCTTGAGACAGAGCGTTCGTTCCTACAAGCGTTACGTTTTTTATCGTCTGATCGGGAAAACCTACTTGCGTTCCAACAGAGGAATACAGCGACAACGCTGATGCTCCTGCGAATGTATATGGCTTCAAATAATAACACTACAACCTTCACAATTCCGATTACAGTTCCTACGGGTTGGAACGATCCAGTTGTTGTGCGTCCTACCGCAGCGCAAATTGAGAGAGCAACCACGTTTACATCGGTTCCGCCGACGGACACGAACTGTTCTATCTGTCAGGATTCCTTGATGGAATCGGGAACCCGTATCTCTCATTGTGGACACGTCTTTCACAATACATGTATTTCAGAGTGGTTCACGCGGAGTGTGTTTTGCCCGATGTGTCGCCATGATATCCGATCAGTGGATCATCCTGCACCCACATCTTCTGTCCCAATAAGTACGCCACTTCGGGTGAGCAATCCATTGGCCGAGTGGATGCCGGCAGGGTATCCGACTCACCATACTGAAGATACTGAAGAATCCGACGAACATCGTGCTTGAATCGTTTGGCAAGTTCTGTCACATCTTCCTTTGGAAATAGAACCTGTAGATCTGAGGGCTTTGGTGGAAAACACCTAACCAACTCGACTTGAGGCTTATTTTTAACAATTCTTGGGACCTCATTACAGGTCATGATGACAGGGATCCGGCGTTCATCACCGGTCATCCACTCTGTTAGCTTTCGCTGTGCATGAGGATCGGACCCATCTACTTCATCTAAAATTAAGCACATGGATTTTTGATCTCCTCGAATGAGGGATGAAATCGTCCGTGTATATCGACACGAGTTAATCAAGTTGGCAACGTCTTCATGGCTTCGCATAGACTGACTTGCGTTAATCTCCAATGGCTCCATTCCAGCAGAACGAACCGATGCCAATGCCATCGTCGTTTTTCCAATACCAGGCGGTCCATGAAGAAGGAGAACCGACGTGTACGGTTTCGTGGTTAAATACCTAGACAATCGATCTTTGACTTCATTGTGTCCGACTACCTGATTGAGAAACTCAGGACGCCGAGTTTCGCTCCACATACTCCTTCTTCGTCTTTCCAGAGAAAATGCTTACTGTCCTGAAACACAATGGAGGCACCCCGTCACGTGCTGAGGAGTTTATTCCGAGACACGAGTTTTCCGTTGGTTGATCATCATCTTGCTTCGTTCAATGCATTGTTGGAAACAAGCATCCCAACTCTTGTTAAGGTTTCAAATCCGTATCAACTAGAGCTTTCCGATAAGCGATACATTCGTGTCTATATTGGTGGAAAGGACGGATCCAAGATTTCGTTTGAGGCGCCTGTAGATGAACATGGTGGACCGATTGTTCCTCACGCGTGCCGTCTAGATAATACAAGCTATGCTTTGACATTCAAGGCTGATATTGAACTTGAGTTTGTCTTTCCTGAAGGCAACCCTGAAACCAAGCTTTTTGAAAACATCATGATTGGTGAGATCCCACTGATGCTTCGAAGCAAAAACTGCTACCTAACGGCGATGGATGGATATGAAGTGGGAGAGTGTAAATATGAGCTCGGAGGATACTTTATCATTGATGGCAAGGAACGAGTTCTTCTGACTCAGGAGCTTCTTGGAAATAATATGATGTATGCAGGGACTCGCAAGAAGTCAACCGTGCAAGACACAGAGGAAACAGGTCTTTCCACAGGATTTGGATTTGAAGAACCTAATGAGTACTATGTGGGTATTAAGTCTATGTCAGAGGACGGAAGCAAGGGTCCGTCATCCCACTACCTGATTTTGCCTTCACAGAACAAGTTTGAAGAAGATCCTAAAAAGGGTGGTGGTGCTCCTTATTGGGGTCGTAACCGTCGGCTCTGCGTGATTCAGCTTCCAGGATTCCAACAGCCTGTTCCAATCTTTAGTGTGTTTGCCGCATTGGGTCTTACATCGGATCGAGACGTATATGAGACCATCCTTGCAGGTGTTCCTGATAAAGACCGTCTTGCGTATGATGATACCTTCTCTCAACTTGTCTTCAGTCATAAGCGCCATCTGGGTGAACGCACCAACCTTGAGATTCTGGAACAGAGCACGAAGCGCAAATACAAGTCAGAGGTCATTGAGAACATTTACTCGCTGATGTTTCCTCATGTGGCTACTTCTGAGAATCCAGGCACCCTGTTTCGTCGCAAGGCCTACCTTCTGGGTCAGATGGTGAAGATGGCGATTGATGTATCGCTTGAGCGGACTCCACCATCGGATCGCGATAATATTGAATTCAAGCGTTTCAACACGTCCGGCGATCTGATGTTTCAAGAGTTCCGTCGTATCTATCGCGAGGTTGCCAAGGAGATGCTCTTGAAGATGGACTCTCGGATTCAGTATGAAAAGCAGGCATACGAAGGTCGGAAGCTCACGGGTCTGATTGAGCGAGAGACGGTAGGTGCCTATTGGAAGCAATATCGGATGATGAATGAGTTTGTTAAGTCGTTCAAGGGACAGTGGGGTGGTCGTGATGGTATTGCTCAGGAGCTATCCCGTCTTTCCTATGTTGGTTATCTGTCCCAGCTTCGTCGCACAGCCCTGCAGATTGAGCCATCCATGAACACCGCCCCTCCTCGTCGCTTGTATGCGTCTCAGTTTGGTCTTACGTGCCCCACTGATTCGCCAGACGGATCCAGTATCGGTCATATCAAGTCGCTGGCGATTCTTGCAAAAGTGTCGACTGCATTCCCAACATCAATTGTGCGCAAGGCATTGTTTGACACTAAGATTGTCCGCCTGATTGAAGACGTTCACCCGTCTGGTTGGATGCCATTCTGGACTCGTGTCTATGTGAACTCAGATCTAGTGGGACTTTGCATCGGAGATACAGAGGATCTCCATGTGAAGATGATGACCGCACGGCGCACGGGTGTGTTCCGATATGATGTGTCTCTTGCTTGGAACCGCCTTGCAAATGAGTATTGGATTACATGCGATGCCGGTCGACCGGTTCGTCCCGTCTATCGTGAGGGTGTTGATGCAGGCATGGTTCTGGCTGCAAAGAACTGGAAAAGCCTCACGGGATTGATGGACTTTGTGGATGCGCGCGAGTCAGGTGTCTCTCGATTCTCTTTGACTCCATTTCATGAACGGCTTCGATCTGAGATTCACATGTCCTTTTGCATGTCGCCAATTGCAAATCTTGTTCCCTTTTCAGACCATAACCCGGGCACGCGTAATGCCTTTGCGATTGCTCAGCAAAAGCAGGCATGTTCGTGGTATCACACCAACTACACCAAGCGATTTGACACCATTGCAAGCACAACTGTCAATCCCCAAAAGCCTCTGTCACACAACTGGATGTATCGTGAGATCATGGGTTCAGGTGGATGCATGCCATATGGTGAGAATGTGATCGTGGCGTTCACAACCTATGGTGGACACAACCAGGAGGATTCCATGATTGTCAACAAGACCGCTCTAGAACGTGGAATGTTCAGGACACATTACTTCCATTCCTACGACATCAAGGAGTCTATCATTGATCCAAGCATTCCAACAAGCACCCTCTTTGCAAATCCCGTGAAGAATCCCAAGTATGCAGAATCTGTCAAGCGCAAGGAGGATGTCTCCTATGAAATGCTAGATGATGATGGAATCATCAAGCTCGGATCCATTGTAGATGACAAGACCGTCTTGGTCGGTATTGTGACTCCGATCACAGATAAGGATGGTGGGGAAAAGGGCTGGCGTGATGCATCTGAGCTTCCCAAGCGTGGACAACATGGGCGTGTAGATGGTATCTACCGGTACTCAATGCCAGGTGGTTGGGAGGGACAAGGTGAAACTCGTAAGCAGATTTTTATCAATGGCGTCAAGATCCGAATTGTTGAATCCAGGTCTCCCGTTCCAGGCGATAAGATGGCATCTCGTCATTCGCAGAAAGGCACAGTTGGACAGCTTATCCCCGAACATGATATGCCCTTCACACGAAAGGGTGTGCGACCGGACATCATCTTTAATCCCCACGGTATTCCTACTCGTATGACCATCGGACAGTTCTTGGAGAGCACAAATGGTAAGATGGGTCTTAACCTGGGTGCCTTTGTGGATGCCACGCCATTTACCATGTCTCGCAGGGTGTCGGATCTGAAACAGGCAATGATTGATAGAGGATTTGAACCGCAGGGTCACGAAATCCTCTACAATGGAATGACAGGCGAAATGATGGAAGCTGATATTTTCATGGGTGTCATCTACTACCAGCGCCTCAAGCATATGGTAGAAGACAAGATCAACTACCGCGCTACAGGTCCCAAGACACTCATGACCCACCAACCAGTTCACGGGCGTTCTCGGGGTGGCGGTCTTGCAATTGGTGAGATGGAGCGTGATGGAATGATTGCTCACGGAATGTCCAAGTTCTTACACGAGAGTTTTATGGATCGTTCAGACAAGGCTGAGATTCAGTTCAATCGGGAAGAGGGTCGTCTGGATACAAGTGCTGATATTCTTGAAATGCCGTATGCGATGAGCGTATTTGTGAAGGAGTTAGAATGCATGCATGTGAATGTCAAACTTCTCACAAAGGAAACTGAGTGATCGTCCAAAATGGATTTGAACTTTTCAGAACAGTAGACATCACCCCCAACGAGTAAAATGTCTTCTTCTAACGCTACTATGTCTTCTTGCATTGAGTTCGCAAACCGTGTTATCCCCCACCGCAGCCCTAAGGATCGGCGTGAGTACGCCGAGGCCCTTCTTCAGTGCCGAATCCAGCCGGCTTATCAGATTTCAACCCCAATGGGAGACTACCCATGTGATTGCTATCCACTCATGGAGTGGGATACCAAGGGCTGGACTACAGTCAAGCGCAAGGTCCATGTCAAGAAGGTCTGGACCAATGAGGAGCTTGATGAGGAGGCCGACCTTAACAACTGGGACTATGTTGAGCACTACGGACGTGCAACCTATGCCAATAATGGTCCTACGTATGAGCACAATGGAGCTCTGTTCGATATCGGCTCCCGCTTCTAAAACTTACACATAAAAAACATAAACCACATGGTGCTATAGTCTAGTGGTCAGGACAAGGGGCTTTGAACCCCTGAACCTCGGTTCGATCCCGAGTAGCACCACCAACCGATATGGTCTAGTGGTTAGGATAGGGCTCTTTCACAGCCTTGGCTCGGGTTCGATTCCCGGTATCGGTAAACTAATTTTTAAATGCGATACTAGCTCAGTGGTAGAGCATGGTCCTTATGAGGCCGTGGTCGTGGGTTCAATTCCCACGTGTCGCACCAAATCGCATTAGCTCAGTTGGTAGAGCACGGGCCTTTTAAGCCCGTAGTCGCGGGTTCAAGCCCCGCATGCGGTAACTCCCTTTTTAGATCGGTCAAAATAGATCGTCTAAAACGGATTTGATGAGTTTAAGAATATGGATAGTGGGCGGATATCGAATAAAATGGCACTCCCTACTCTCTACTGTAAGTCAAAGACTGGAAAGACACAAGTGTGGAACATTGAAGTGATTGGAGCGAAGATCCGAGTATCCTATGGATACGAGGGTGGAGCAGTGACTGTCAATGAGAAGACGATCACATCCGGGAAGAATCTCGGAAAGAAGAATGCCACGACGGCTGCTGAGCAGGCAGCGTTGGAGGCAAAGTCCACGTGGGACAAGAAGAAGACTGGGGGATATGCGGAGTCCCTGGATGACGCTCACGTGCCAGCCGTTGCCTCTGATGGAGCTATGGCTGCACACGAGGCGATCCTGCCGATGCTGGCGCACGACTTCCACAAGCGTGGAAAGGACATCAAGTTTCCCTGCTACGTGCAGCCGAAACTGGACGGCGTCCGTTGCATCTTCCGCAATGGGGTCCTGACGAGCCGTCAGGGAAAGGTGTTTCCGAACATGGAGCACATCGTGAACGACCTCAAGGATGTTGAGCTTGTTCTGGATGGAGAGCTCTATTCGGACACGCTGAACTTCCAGCAGTTCGTGGGGCTGGTGCGCAAGAAGAAGCACAATGCAGCAGAGATTGAGCTTCTTAAGCAGGTCAAGTACTGGGTTTACGATTGCGTGAACGACAAGCCGTTTGAGGAGCGCCACGCAACCCTCCGGGAGATGTTCGTGAACCACGTGCATTTGTATCCGTTTGTCTACCGCCTCATTACGGAGGAGTGCAAGACCAAGGCAGAGCTGAAGGGCTTCCACGATCGCTTTGTCGCGGAGGGCGCGGAGGGTCTGATCATCCGCAACAAGACGGGGCTCTACCAGCTCGCCGCTCGCTCCAAGGACCTGCAGAAGTACAAGGAGTTTGAGGATGCCGAGTTCACGGTGGTGGAGTTCACAGATGGCGTAGGATCAGAGAAGGGGCTGGTCATCTGGGTCTGTGAGACTGAAGACAAGCGAAAGTTCAGTGTGCGCCCTCGCGGAACTCACGAGGAGCGTACCGAGCTCTTCAATGATGCCGACTCGTATGTTGGCAAAAAGCTCACGGTGCGCTACCAGGAGCTGACCGAGGACGGAATCCCGCGATTCCCGGTTGGCATCGCCTTCCGTGACTACGAGTAGGAACATCCGCTCACAACCAAAAATAATTTTTAACTTTTACCCGCTTAAAGGTAATGATGGTTGATATATTAGTGAAGATGTCTGACCATATGTATGTAACAAAGCGCAACGGAACAAAAGTGCCGGTTTCCTTTAATGAGGTGTTGACTCGGATTCAGCGACTCGCAGAGGGGTTGTCCCATGTGAACCCTGATTTGGTCGCACAGAAGGTTTGCAATCAAATTCAGGATGGGATTAAGACATCGGAGCTGGACGAGTTTGCTGCAGAGACTTGTGCGATGATGCAGGCTCGCTATCACCCGAATTACGGTAAGCTGGCTGCGCGTATCTTAATTGATAATCATCAGAAATTGACGAACTCTGGGCTTTTTAACGTAGTGGATAATCTCCACGAGATGGGGCTTGCATCATATGACTATTGGCGGTCTGCAGATGACTACCCAAACGAGTATCAGTCAATGATTGATTTTTCCCGTGACTTTATGTTTGACTATTTTGGATTCAAGACTCTACAGAAGGGATATATGCTTCCAGGTGAGCGCCCCCAGCATATGTGGATGCGCGTGGCGATCCAGCTTCATGGTGATGACTTTCCCCGCGTCAAGGAGACCTATGATGCTCTTTCACAGGGGTACTTTATCCACGCAACGCCTACGCTATTTAACTCTGGAACCAAGCATCCGCAGTTAAGTTCATGCTTTCTGGTGCATATGCAGGATGACTCCATCAAGGGTATTTACGATACGCTGGGTGAGTGTGCGCAGATCTCCAAGTGGGCTGGCGGAATCGGTTTGTCTGTTCACAATGTTCGCGCGCGCGATGCGTTGATCAAGGGCACTAATGGCAAGTCCACGGGTCTGACGCCGATGCTCAAGGTCTTCAATGATACTGCAAAGTATGTGAACCAAGGTGGAAAGCGCAACGGATCTTTTGCAATCTACCTTGAGCCATGGCATGCAGATATTGAGGAGTTCCTCCGCCTCAAGCTGAATACGGGTGGAGATGATGAGCGTGCTCGTGATCTGTTTTACGGTCTCTGGGTCTGCGACCTGTTTATGCAACGCGTGGAGAAGGATGAGATGTGGAGCCTCATGAGCCCGGATACGTGCCCTGGGCTTTCGGATTGCTGGGGCGATGAGTTTGCCGAGCTGTATTGTGGCTACGAGCGCAAGAATCTCGCAGTCAAGGAGATGCCCGCCAAGAAGTTATGGCAGATGATAGTAGATGCCCAGATTCAGACTGGCGGCCCCTATCTGCTGTACAAGGATGCGTGTAATGCCAAGTCCAATCAACAGCACCTTGGAACCATCAAATCCTCCAACCTGTGCACGGAAATTGTCGAGTTCACCTCCCCGGAGGAGACGGCGGTCTGCAACCTCGGGTCTCTGGCTCTCCCCAAGTTCATCGAAGACGGAAAGTTCAACTTTGAGAAGCTTCGCAGCTACACTTCCATCCTCACTCGGAACCTGGATATTGTCATTAATAAGACCTACTATCCGACGGAAAAGTGTAAGACCTCCAATCTCCGTCATCGTCCGATCGGAATCGGCATCCAGGGTCTTGCCGACGTCTTTGCGATGCTCCGACTTCCCTGGACATCCGAGGGTGCTGCGCAGTTGAATCGTGAGATCTTTGAGAACATCTACTTTGCTGCCGCCACAACCAGTATGCTTGGAGCTTCCCAGTCAGACTGGCGTGGAATCGCAGTTGACGCCGAGAAGAACTATCCATCCTTTGATGGATCACCAATGAGCCAGGGCAAGATGCAGTTTGATCTCTGGAATGAGACGCCTAAGTCAACGTATCTCAACTGGGACGGACTACGGAGAATGTGCAAGGCGGGCGTGCGCAACTCCCTCCTCATCGCCCCTATGCCCACCGCGTCTACCTCTCAGATCCTGGGCAATAACGAGTGCTTTGAACCGTTCACATCCAACTTGTATTCTCGCCGCGTGCTATCGGGTGAGTTTATGGTGGTGAATAAGTATCTCGTTGAAGATCTTGTCAAGCTTGGACTCTGGACCTCAGATATTCGCACAGCGATCATTGCAAACAATGGATCAATCCAGACGATGCTTGAGCTTCCAGTTGAGATCCGTGATCTGTATAAGACAGTATGGGAGATCCCGATGAAGACTCTTATCAATATGGCTCGCGATCGCGCCCCGTTTATTTGCCAGTCTCAGTCTCTGAATTTGTTCCTTTCCGAGCCCACTCCATCCAAGGTGTCGTCCATGCACTTTTATGCATGGAAGGCAGGACTGAAGACTGGGTGCTACTATCTGCGCACAAAGGCAGCAGCCAAGGCTCAACAATTTACTGTCGAGCCCCCTGCGTGTATTTCGTGCTCAGCGTAAAATTGTATCAACCTTAGAACAAACAAATGTCTACCCCTACTGCCACAGTTGTCGCTCCGTCTGGATCCCACGCTACTGCCACGCCCACAACGGGCGGTGGTGCAATCATCTCTCCCGCCAATGTTGGTGGTCGTCGCCGCCGCATGACGAAGAAGATGAAGAAGATGCTCAAGTCGCTCAAGAAGATGGGCGGTGATGAGATGGACGCCGCGGTTGACCCCGTTGCGCCTGTTGCCGAGGAGATGGGTGGTCGTCGCCGCCGCTCGCGCAAGAGCCGCCGCTCGCGCAAGAGCCGCCGCGGTTTCTTCGCTTAAAGACTTGCACCAATCTCAGATACCAACGTAAATAACTCATCCGAAAACCCATAGTGACATCCATTCGGCTCAGCCATCGGAGGAGCCTTACGCGATGACGTATTCTGCTTATGGATCAAACTCACAATCACATCCTGGGGAGATAACTCCCGACACATTTGCTCGCGACCGCGAACGAATGCGCCACCCTCAGCAATCTGCTGATCAGGAAACCCACCTGCCTTCCAGAAGTCCCTCGTGAAACACAGTGTAGCCTCAGAGACTCGATCATACATAGGAAGCTTGATTGGAGGAACATTCATGAAGGACTTGGTCTCGTGAATATTGTAGCATGGAATTACTGTTGAGAACAGGCACTCTTTACGCGGTTCAGCCAACATATGAGCAACCCGTGCAAGAAGGCTGTTGCTTGGATAGACGTCATCATCATCCATCATTACAAGGATATCGTGGGATGCCTTCTCAACTGCCAGGTTTCGCTTGGCGCCAATATTCATCTTTTCATCCACCAACACATACTTGACATTCGGAATCTCAGACACAAGATCCTTAATCTGGTCCTTGCCATCGTCTACAATCACCCATTCAATTTTTTCAGCAGGGTACGTCTGTGCAATCAGTCCATACTTCACAAGTGGAATGAATGGACGACGATCACAAGTCAGAGTAATTACTGAAATATTGGGGAGGTCAGCTTCCTTCGGAAGACGCTTCTCAAGAGAATATGTCTCAAGACCAGCAGTCACAGCCTTAATTGCAGCCTCAATTGCAACAAGAAACGTCTGATGGCGATTTTCATATCGCTCACGATTTGCACGGCTTTCCGTTCGCTTCTGATGATGGTTCATATTCACATACATTGCAAGGGATTCCACGATTGATCCAACGTCAACATCTTCCAGGACACCTACACACTCGGGGTGAGGGACCGACTTTGAACTCGACACCCACAGTGCCTTATGCGTCAACTCACGAAGTGCCTCAATTGGACTGAGAAGGAGAATACACTCTGCAGACATACCCTCATTAACTGCATGGCAAAACCCTTCCGCTGCGGAGGTGCAAATTAGAAGACCACACTCCGCCATCAGGGCATCATACTCCTTCTCGGAGACACGAGCATCATGAACCACAAACTTATCCGCAACTGACTCTGGGATCTTGGGAACCTGAATGTCATAATACACTAAGTCCACAACGGGGAGCTTAAAATACAACTCGGAGTCCGTCTGTTGGATTCGCATATATGCCTGCACAATTGGCTTTGGGTGGCGCCAGATATTCTTACCGATCGGAACTAATGCGCGGTTGTAGTCCTTCTTCTCAGGAACTGTCTTGTCAACCGATGTCCAGTTGATATAGCGAACTGTCCCCCACTCTGCAAATAGCTTCTCTGCTTCACGGGTCTTTACCCAAATCTCGTCTACCATCTGACCATACGGCTTCCATGCCTTCTGAGTCCACTCTGGATTGGGGATCCAGATGTTCTTTGCAGCATAGTGGAACAGTGCCGGATTAATGGACTCAACAAAGAAATTAATCTCTGCCTCTTCGCACTGTGGATGAAAATGAGGAACGTGACGAATAAGCGTCTCCTTCCCCAATGTGTTATAGACCATACCATGAAGGATATGGATGTCCTGAGCTAAGCCCAGAGAGTTTGTATTGCCAATAATATTCACCCGCATTTCTCTTCTTAGATGTTGCGTTTTGTAAATCTCTTATTTGAACGTCGCTTGCAGGTGCGGGCATTTCCATTAACAAGTCGCTTCCAGGATGCTACATCACGAGGAGCACATTTCGTAAATGTTACAGGGCGATCACGAAACCACATAAAGTCGCCAATTGCAAGGTATGAAGCTGCGGGGACAGTAGAAATACGATCTTCATACTTCTTGCTCAGTTCAACACATCGTGCAAGCATCTCGGCAGTTCCAAAGCAGTATGTCTTGGACAGGGGATCTGTGCAATATGCTCGATCGTCCACTTCATACTTAGTGCCATTCCATGCGTAGTTATCAATGGGACGAAATAGTCCTAGACTAGGATCCCAAACAAACCAACGACCCTCTTGGAGAAACACGCGGTCATTAAACCGACTAAGCATTACTTAGTTCAGAAAAAGCTTTTGAGCTCTCCTGTCCGCGTTCCGTAAATATTCGTCATTACGGGACGCTCAATAGGAGCAGGGAAATCCTCAATGTCCTTGCGGTAGTACTTGTAGGCCTCAATCTCTACAAGAATGTTGTTCGCAGAGTATCCAATGACACGGTTGTTCAGGAGCTCAAGTTCCTCAGCCACGCGCGACGGATCGTTCTGAGCATACTGCAGGTAATACGATCGCATGATCGTCTTGAGATCTGCATCATTCTGGCGACCGATAACATAGCGCTTGGCACCGCTCATCTGCAGAACGGCAGCCGCGATGGCTCCCTGGAGGTTCTCAAGGTTGTCCTCGCTAAAGAAGACACTGTTCAGCGGTGTAGCCTCGTGACGATACTGCATCTGCTCAGCTACACGTGTCGGGATAACATACGGCTCCTGTGCCGTCAGAGTAAACGGAGGCAGTGTGGACTTCTCCTCATCTCCACTGAGCGGGAGACGACCCGTGTGCTTAGGAGCATTCGGAATCGCAGTCTGGGTGTAGAAATCGGAAAGCTCGCCTGTGTGGTAGTTTGCAAACGAGGATGCCATTGCTTTGTTATAAGACAATCTTTCCTCCAATTGCTCCTGTGTCCGGCTGTTGGATCTCCAGTTCAAGTGTATACACTGGCTGAAGACTTGCATTCATAAACTCAAGATTCGAGCCAACGAGTGAGTTGGGCTCAAGAATGGTATACGTTCCACTGTCAATTGATCTAGGGTATGTTGGAGTCACAGATCCTTCAGCTCCCACTGTAAAAAAGTTAGGGATCACAAAGCCGTTATAGGATGATACATAGGGTAGGGTTCGTGCAACTGTTCGGGGGACAAACACACCTGTATCTGGATTTTCAACGTAGTCCAGAAGTGCGAGGACAGGGAAGGTTCCGACTAACAGTTGTTCAATGAACTTCCGCTTATCAGAGTTTTGCACAGCAAGGTATTGAGACTTCAACATATTTGAGATGGTAGCAGGGTAGAACACAACGCGATCGCCGATACGCATCTCGTTACCACTGAAATAGCTAAAGTTAGCTGTGAAGCATTTGATAAACATTTGATTCGAGTCAGTCTGCATAAGGGAGACTGCTAATGTATCATTGTGAATGAAGACGTTGCCAATTGGATCGGATACGCTCACCTGGATACGTTGAAGGTTCGTGATTGGACTTTGGAGGCGGAGGGCTTCTTCACCCCATGGCTCGTAGTCAAACTGTTGAACACCAAGCGAGTTTGAGGTGAAGGTAATTTGTTGACGCTGACGCTGTGTCATAACTGAGAAGGACCTGCGAGTCGGTTCATTACCACCCACATATTGTCCAAAGTATTCATTAAGATACAGCATCAAATACGGGTATGTTGCAAATGTGGAGAAGGATGTATTAGGTAGTGTGTTCTGAATCAGTGTCGAAATATCCGATCCAGCGCCTGTTGGAATAATCGGTAAATTCAAGAACTGACGCTGAGGCATGACAGCACGGACGAGGCGGACGGCAGACACATTACAGGGTGTAAAGACGCTTCCAAAACCAGAGCCTGATGGCTGAAGGGTGTACCCTGTGTCGTATCCAATGAAGTTGCCGTTCGGAACACTTGAGTTATAGGGTGGATAGGATACATTTGAAAATGTCCATCCACGTGTATTCGGAATACCCGGTATAGGTGCAGGAAGTTCCGCTTGCTCCGTAGCAAAGGTGGGTACGAATGGATTGTTTGAATACACAGGTGGATTACTTGCCTGTGTTGACTGCAGTCCAAATGTGAATGTAAGATTGGAAAAAGGATTTGGTTGCTTAACAAAGTCTCGCTGTGAAGTGTCAATTACAATATATCGTTTCACAGCCACTGTATTTGGAGAAGACTGCACGATGGCTGAATCGGAGTGGGATCCAACAATCTGATCGGTATAGGAGACAGATGGAACATCTTCCTTAGGACCCGATGAAAAAGGTTCAATTCGTGAATAACTCCTTGTTTGTTGCATCTGGATCCGGGGATCAAAGTTGTATACATTTTGAGACGCCTTGTCTTGCTGAATTAGTAAGTCCAAGTAATTGCTCATACTCTACTTATTATACCTGCTCTAAATCTGCAAGCCACAATTTCTCCGCGTTCGTATTCTCCAACCTGGAGATCTCCGCCAGCAGATCCGCCATGTCATTCTCGTGCTTGGCAACCTTCTCAGCAGTGAATGCCGATACAGGCAGGCGCATGATGTAGTCATAGCTTCCGTCAATGTGCTGATACTCATGCTCGCCCAGGATCTCGTCACACTCCTTCAGGCTCTTCTTCTTGAGATTGACCTCAGGCTCGTCCTGGATCTGATCGCGGATGAACCGGACCACATTCTTGTGATACGGGAGCTTCTCCTTGAGCATCTTGATCTGGTACTCCCTACGTGTCTCGTAGAGGTTGATGCGGACAGTCCAGAACTCGCAGAGAATGTCGGTCAGCGTCTCATACTTCGTGATGACGCCCTTCGCATTGAAGGCGTGCATATTCGTTGTGCGAACCTTCTCCGTCAGCGACTTCACCAGCACCTTCTCGTCAATGCCCTTGATCCGGATATTGATCTGCTGGTCAGTGGACGTGTCGCTGAAGTCCTTGATACGACCCTCCGCCAGCTCCTTCTCCAGCCACTCGCGATAGTCAGCCGTCCAGGTTCCAGGCGGGAGCTCGGTGACAACAAAGTCCTCCTTCTCCTTGTGGTAGACGCCGACCACACCATCCTCCGTGTAGGTGCCCTTGAACCCCTCAAAGTACGGCACGAGCGGATACAAGTTGTCCCTCAGCGGATGCCCCGCCTGAATCTTTCGCATCAACTTCTGCTTAATGACCTTCGGATCGCACGGCGGAATGTAGGTCGAGTATCCAGTGCCAATGCCACGGGCTCCATTCACCAGGAGCATCGGCAGGACCGGTGCATACCACTCCGGCTCCACCGGCAGTCCGTCGTCATCACGATACTTCAGCACCGCAAAGTCCTCCTCAGGAACCAACTTGCGAACACGAGGCTGGAGGTAGGTGTGGATATAACGGGGTGATGCTGCATCCTTTCCACCCTGGATGCGCGTACCAAACTGCCCCTGCGGAACCAACCACGGGATGTTGTTGGATCCCATGAAGTCCTGTGCCATGCCCACGATGGTCTCATTCAGTGATGCCTCACCGTGGTGGTAACCTGTGTGCTCTGACACGTATCCGGCAAACTGAGCAACACGAATCTCCTGTGTGAGATTACGCTTGAACGCTGCATAGAGGATCTTGCGTTGTGAGGTCTTGAGACCATCCATCACGCTCGGGATGGAGCGCTCCAGATTGTAGTAGCTGAAATGGATGAGGTCCTTGTGAATGAAGTCATCATACGGAACTCGGTTGCCCGTAGGAACCAGTGCCGTGCGATCGTAGCCCTTCAGCCACTCCTTGCGATCATCAGCCCTCTGCTTGTTAAACGCCAGATCAATTGACTTGTCAGCCTTATCATCGTAATCAAAGCGAACCGCATTGACCTTGCTGAAGTAGTCCTTGGCCTCGTCACGCGTCGAGGTACCAAGTCCCTTATAGTACTTGACCTTCCAGCCCTTGGATCCCTCGCCAGAACGCCACTGCTCGTACTCGTACTGTGAATAGAAGATCCTGGACTCCTTGCCCTTATTCGCCTTAACAATCGGCGTCGCCATATATGTCAGGAACCCTGGGATTGCAATCAGCTCGTGCCAGAGCTCGTGGAACAGATTGATCAGCAGACCGCGGATGTGGCTACCATCTAGATCCTGATCTGTCATGATCATGATCGACCCATAACGCAGATCCTTCACATCTGTATACTTCTTGCCGGAGGTCAAGCCGATAATCTTCTTGAGCTCAGCAATCTCCTTGGTGTGCTCCACCTTGGCATCGCTTGTGTCCTTCACATTCAGCACCTTACCCTTGAGCGGGTAGACACCGAAGAGCTTGCGCTGCTCCTGGCTGAGACCGCTCAGCGCCATTGCCTTAGCTGAATCTCCCTCTGTCAGGATCAGCGTGCACTTGGCAGAGTCCTTCGTGCCCGCCATGACCGCATCATCCAGCTTGGGAATGCCCGTGATACGAGACTGCTTCTTGCCGTCAGTTTTGCTGTTGTCCTTGGCATCCTTGGCTGACTGCGCCTCCAGGAGTTTCGGCACGATCGCCAGCTTGGTCACGATCTTCTTGAGCGTGTCGTCCGAGAGCTTGAAACTGGAGCCGAACGCCGATGCCTTGGTTGTCAGCGTCTCCTTGGTCTGACTCGTGAAGCTTGGGTTCTCAATCATGGAGGTTACGAAGACAGCCAGATTGTCACGCACCATACCCGGCTTGACCTTCACCTTCTTCTTCGTCTCCAGATACTCCACGATGTGATTGACCACCTGGTTAGTGATGCCATCCACGTGCGTGCCACCCTTGGACGTCCAGATGCCGTTGACAAACGACATGCTGAAAGACTTGTCCACCGGGCTATCGGCAATCGCAATATGCCAGCGCTCATTCGGGCTCTCGTAGATCACCGGATCACAGCCGAACGCCTTCGCATACTCGGTCAGATTCTTGCACTTGACCGCCGTACCGTTCCAGGTGACCTTGACTTCCTTGCCCAGGGTCATCGCCAGATCCCAGACACGGCGCTCAATCAGTCGCATCATTCCATCATCAATGCTCTGCATTCCAAATCGCTTGAAGTCAGGCGTCCAAATCACCTGAACACTTGACTTGCCTTTGTTTGCAGTCACGATCGGCTTCTCTACCTCTGTCATATTCTTGCGGAATGTCTGCTTATACTTCAGTCCGCGTGGCTGATCCACTACGTTAACAACCATCTCATCTGCAAAGATGTTCACTAGCTTCACACCATATCCGTTCTTACCACCCACCAGCTTCTTCTCATTCTTGTCGTAGTTTGTTGAGGTCAATAGCTCACCAAAGATCATCTGTGGAATCCAGGTCTTGTGTTCCGGATGCTCTGCAACATCAATCGGCTCACCATCATTCTTGATACTGAAGAGCGTTGCACCACAGTCAATCTCAATAGATTTGACCGGGTTCGTGGACTGCCGGCTCCGAAGCCGGACAACTTGATCGTGAGCATTGACCAGAAGCTCATCAATCAGCTTGTAGAAACCGGGATTCACAGGGATGGTTGTTGCCTTAAAAGTCTCCTCCTCTCGTAGGAACACCTCCTCAGAGGCGGTTGTCACACTACCAATATAGGTGTCAGGAAGATCCAGGATGTGCTCGCGATGCGTCTTGCGTTGATAGGCTGTTGAAAGGTCAGTCATTTTTCTCGTGGGTGAGGTTCTGTATCTCAGGATTTTAACTTCCGTTTTACATAAGAATGAGCGGTGCCCAAGGACCTCGAGGACATACAGGAACAACTGGACGGAAAGGACTTCAGGGAACCCCCTATGGGGCGCCTGGAACAACATTTTATAGCACTACTGGACGTGTGAATGTAACTATCCTCGACGGAAACCCCCTATCCGCCCAGTTCATAAATGCAGGTGGTCTTTACACTATTCAGCAGGATGCGATCACCCCACAATTGAGTTTTCCTTCTAACCTTACTAGCGATCAGTATGGAACATTCTGGACATTTACAAATGGCAATACCACGCTCAATCAAAGGATTAACATTAATTCAGGAATATATAAGCTTACAATACCCGGATCCGTATTAACATGTCAGCAAAATCAAATTCCCAATTTTTACATCGACTTAGGACTCGCTCCAGGGGTGTCAATTACATTTGTATTTGTTGCCGGTTCTGGATCCACCGCGGAATATATTGCTTTCTGATAAATGGCAGCTCCAGCAGGAATTACCGGAATGACAGGATTACAAGGGCTTCGTGGATTACAGGGCCCTCCGAGGTATGCATTTCAGGGTCCGCCATTCGGATATACAACTGCACGGCTTACGACTTCAACACCGACTGATGGCAGTGACAAAATATATTTGACACCTCAGAATCTTGGAACCTGGTACAATCTTACAAGCGCTTTATTCTCGACCAACAATAGCAGTCTGACAATCTATTTACCCTTCTACAATCCGACCTATTCAACCGCAGCACCTGTGGCACTTAGCAATAGTTCATGGGGTGGTCAGTATCTTCAGATCGAAACATCAGCCCCTCATAACTTACGGATACAGTCGCTTGTCACCCTAGCAGGCATGACATTTAACAGCTCTCTGAATGGCACATATCGAGTTGACACTATCTATTCACCTACAGTTTTTCAGGTTCTTACAGAGGGAAGTGGTCCTGGAAACTCTGGTGGAGAAACAGGCACCGTTACGGAGTCAACTGCAGTAGAGACCACAAATGAAGCATTTCCAACACCTGAACAGGCGGGTAATTTTTGGCTGTTCAAAAATAACGATGGACGCAACAGAACAGTTACATTTGAAAATGGACCCGTTACATATGAGGGCGCTTCCTCGACGACGTCACTGACCCTTAACAGAAGTTATAAGATGGCTGTGTTATACACCGGAAGTGAATATATTGTTATTTAATAAATGGCAACTGGAATCCAAGGAGTCCAAGGACATAAGGGTGTACGAGGACCCCAAGGCGCAACAGGATGGGGAGCAATAGGGTCTGAAACGGGTCCTACAGGTCCTACAGGTCCTATAGGTTGGTTCCAGAATCAGAATACTATACAAGCACAAGGGGAGCTTGTATTGTACGAAAATTCTATATCAACCATCTACAAAGTAACAACTGGCAGTCAGGGCACGATTAGATTAAACGTGGATTCATTTGTTCCAAATGGTGGATTTTATGTGTTCACTAACCAAAGCGCCTCCCAGAACGTTACCTTTGACGGGTCCTCCTTTGGTATCACTATAGATGGACAATCGACTATTGTGCTGCCAAAAGGAAAATCAGTTATGCTTACCAAGACATCCGGCGATGAGCTTGTATCAAGCTATCCGTATTCTGGAATTGGAAGCACTGGAACTGTACAGGGTGGCATTTAATGACACTTTCACTCAACCAACTTGAAGAAACTAATGCCTCCGAGAAAACAACTTCTTGAAGCCCCCGTGATTTTCTCACTGAGACTTCCAGTTGAAGAAGACCTACCTGTGCCTGCAGGAAGCACACCTATCTATGTGGATATTTCACAGGCAACTGTATCTGAGCCCTCAACCTTAACGAACTACGCTGAAATCTTGTCTACTGTGGAGACATCCAGAGTGGCTGAGCGTTTCAATACCGATACCATGAAGGACATCCTGACTCGCACTCGATGTGCATCCTATGGTGCAACAACATGCTGTCTATGGTGCTGTCATCCGTTCCCTTGGAAGGCATCCCTGCTTCCCGTAAGCTACGATGCCTATGAAAACATGTATGCATGTGAAGGACACTACTGCTCACCAGAATGTGCCCTGGCGTATCTGTATGGAGATGTCTCCTTGTCCGATGTGGTACGCTGGACCCGTCATGCCCTGCTGTCGGATCTCTACCGGACTCTGTATACGAACAAGACCCTAACGCCTGCACCCCATCGTCATATGCTTCGGATGTTTGGAGGTCAACTGGATATTGAGCAGTTCCGAGAGTATGTTGCAAATAGTGAAGACATGATCGCCGTTCAACTGCCTCCTCTCCGCCTCCATGTGCCAACTATGAACGTCCAGGGACCGATCCGCGATGTCAAGAAGTTTGTGAGTCTTTCACAGGACACCGTGGATAAGGCTTCCAAGGAACTCCGTCTTCGTAGATCAAAGCCTGTCCATCAAACAGGTGCTACGTTAGACAAGTGCATTACATCATATGGG